CACAATTGTTTCTCTCAATTAATGCCGGCGGGGATCCCCACTGTTGTAATATTTCTAAAAGCTTGGTTGTAAAATTGTAAGGACTTATAGTATTATCATGATAAACAGCAACTTGTTCAACTTCTGTTAGGTCCGTTATATCTAAGACTTGTACTACACTAGCAGCTTCACCTACACCTTCAGATACATCTACCCCAATTGCATAATTATGCTCCTCATCTGGAAGCTGCCACAACATATAATTACCGTCATCAAATATATGTTTAGGTTCAGTTAATGTTAAGGATACCTTTCTCATCAACTCATCATCGATCACACTCTCACCGGTCTCGATAAACTGACACCCGAACTCCTGATCAAATATTTGAACACTACCTAAAGATTTTATTGTTTCTTGCTTCCAGTTTTCGTCCCGCCCGGGGATTTCCCACCAATCAATCCTAGAAGACTTCCAATTATTTTTACCCTTTACAGCATTTGTATATAGATCATGAAAAAGGTTCCCAGTCCCATTAGGTGTGCTAGCAATAAATATTTTTGACTTTTTTGAAGATGATATAATAGGGTATACTGATTTCCAAAAATCCTCTACTAGATGGTTATCAATAAACGCCAACTCATCTAATATTAATACATTACAACTATCACCTCTACCAGCGTCACTAGATGTGGTAGATATACCCACGCTAGATCCATTAGATAGTGTCATCGAAGTCTTACCATACTCAATAACACCCGGCTTTAACCAATTAGGTAATTGCTCATATGCCATCCGGATCCGTTTAAATATATTAATAGCTGTTAGCTCCTTATTGGCTACAACTAATATACGTTGATCTTCTTGAAAACATGCAATCCATAAAGCATAGATGGTCATCATAGTAGTTTTACCTACCTGCCGGCTGGCCATGACTACGTTAAATCTATTATCCCTGAGACTTCGAAGGACGGACTTCTGACACTTAAATAATTTTATCCTCTCCTTACCTCTATCTAGGTTTACAATTGTAAAGTGATTCTCTGCGAAATATAGTAAATTCTTCTTACATTTCTTTAGATCTGCGACCATCTTTGGAGTCCACTCAAACTCTGCCTGGTCAGTTGGTAGGTGTTTATTACCTAAATATAAATGCTTGTTAGAGCCATTAAAATTTGCATGGGGCTGGTAATTTGTGCTCATATTCCATAAATACTTATGTGAACGAAACTAAAGATATCAAGGATATAGAAAAAGTATATCACACCATGCTAGAAAACACCAAGGTTGGCAGTCTAGAAGCGCCGGGTGATGGTAAGAAAGCTAAAGAAATGGCCGACGAACACAACACGCCGGCTAGTGCTGATGGAGTAAATGATCCTGTCAGTCCGGACAACACCGGAGATGATAATGTGATTTACATGAAGAAGATATCCGAAAGACTGAAAGAAAGTAAGGAAAAATCCGGGAAAAAGGTTCAGAGAGAGATAAATAATTTTGAAACAATGAGCGAAGACAATACAAAAAACATTTTCGATAAACTATATTCAACTATCATGGAGGGCGATGACCCTTTTGAAGACTTAGGTGGTATGGACGCTGAGATGGATGATGAGGGAACCCTCGAACCGGAAGGCGAACTTGGTAGTGATGAAGTTACACTATCCTTACCTAGAGATTTAGCAGAAAGTTTATTAGATACACTTAAAGGCCAGTTAGAGGATTCAGTTGAAGATGAATTCGGAGGCGAGGATGATGTTGAAGGTTTAGGTCTAGATGATGAATTTGTCGAAGACGCAGTTGTTTCAAAACCAGAACCTAGTCCTGTCGGTGATGCCGGGCCTGCAATGGGCGGTAATAAGAATAATAAACCCGCAGCTTCCGGATATAGTGCTGATGGAGGTTCCGCTGAAACTGGTAATATCAAAGAAGATCCCGAGCCAAAGCCACTAGGTGGTCATGGTGACCGGTCTCATCCCGATGCCGGGAAGGTTTCCTCAGGTAGCAACAGGGTGAAAAATCCAAAGTCTAAAGCTTTAGGTGACTAATTGTTAACTCAACACTTTAAAACAAGCCGTGCTGTTATAGTACGGCTTTTTTTATAAATAATAATATGCAGATATTTGAAAAGAGGTTCCGGCAGTTATTGGATGAGTATACTGATTTTCAACAACAAAAAAATAAAGCACCAGAGAAGCCATGGCACCGGCGGGCCGCGAAAAGTGGGCAAGCAAAGAGACAGGTTATGGTAGCTAATAGATATAAGGGTAGATATACTGGAGAGAATGACTTTAAGTATTCCGGAGAGCTTAATAATAAGATCGAATCTATTAGGAACGGAAGCTCTGCATATCAAGTGCTGTCTGATATAGACATTAAGCATATATTAGATAATTACTCTACAAAAGAATTACCGAAAAATAAACCGAAGAGAATCTTCGCTGGTGTGATTGTATTTTGGGATAATAATAAGGATACATATATCTTAAAGAGAGATGAGTGAGATAGATAATATATTCAAATATAATAACGGCCTCCGGTTTTTAGACAAGAGTGTCAATAATTGTGAGCGTGAGAACTATAAAGGTTGGTGGTTGGAGCAAATTTATCAATATGGTACGGTTATAGATTATTATACTAACACCACCACTCTAGATACGATGGATCCATTATATGGAGAGCACCCGGCACAAGAATTTGAAGATCCGAAGAGATTAATATTCGCATTAACATTGAATGAAAATGCTGTTGTATTACAAAGGTTTGGGTTAGTAGCTAATGATGAAGTTACCGGTTTCCTACCAATTGAAAGCTATACATTAGCGATGTCGTCAGTCGAAGATCCAAACCCAGAACCTAAATCGGGTGATATAATTGAATTATCAGAATTTGGCAGTTCTAGACCGGGGGGTAGAACAGGTAAGAAGTTTGAGATAACAGAAAGATTGGATCAAGACGTCGCGTTGATCAATCCATTGTTAGGACACTATGTTTGGTTAATAAAGGGTAAGCGTTATGATTACAGTTATGAACTAGGGATGGAACCAGAGGGTCGGATGGAGCAGGTTACTGATGATACATACGCTGGAGGGCTTTCAGCCACAACAGACGATAAATTGAATGATGATACTCTATACTTTAATGATGTAGATACAGCTAGCCGGAATATTTTTGATTATAGTGTATATGGTGACTATGACGACATATACGGTGGATATGATGATGATTAATCGGTTCGATTAATATACACACCACTATAGTCCGGGATGGACTCATTCTTAATCTCTGATATAAACGTCTCTGCAGTATTTACATCTGGAAACAATACTGGAGTAATATCGATACCGTCACTGAATGTATATATCAAGTTCTCACTCTCTCTATCCTTACAGACCCGGATTAGAGTATATGTCCTGTCGGGTGTAAATTGTTCTCGTTCCTTCTGAAATACAGTTGCTCCGGTTGATAGCTTCCGGATTTGAGCTCCTGTTAATCCTTGAAGTGATTTTTTTGGTGATATAGTTTTCCCGGAGAGTTTAATCTGTGTTCCTGCTATGTAGTGCACTTCTCTTCCTTGTCTAAATCTTCTAGTAGTTCAAATAGCATTGACTCTGTTCTTTCATCAATGTATTTTTGTAGTGCTATTGGCTTTACCCAATTAATACCGTCACCTTTTACTCCTAGCTGACTTGCTTTCTTATCTATAATATCAACAGCCTCAATCAAGGAAAACCATCTACATACCTCATATTGAGACATTATATGTTCCTCACCTTTCGGTGTCTTTAACCTTATATTTGTATTCTTGTATTTTTCTATATCAATCATGGTAATGGTTTCTCATAACTTTTAACATATAACCTAACAATACCGCGACAAAAACTCTATCTGTCCCGCTATTATCATATTGCTGCATAGCTTTGATTATATGTTGAAGACCTATATGTAGGTTTTTGAAATTGCTTCTATCCTCTACCGACATGTCTTTGTTTCTTGTGCGGCAGTAATCATATACTATATCACTTAAGTTTCTGATTAAATCAGTATTAACATAATCTTCACTCACTGATCTAGAAAAACCTTCCTTGAACCCCTGATTGACTTCATAGTCCTGCTTATCAAAATAATCAAAAAGGCTTTCCTTAACATCTTCAAATGTCCGGGTTACTTCTCTAGGTTTAGGTCCGATATCACTAGGAGGTTTTGTATTTTTGAGTTCCTCTAAAGGTGTGTACTTATTCATCGTCACTGTTCTTCGCTTTCTCTTTAGCATCAAATTTCTCTGTAATGTATGATGTTACAGATAGACTGTCTCTATCTAGAATGTCTGTTACCTGTGCAGTTGTTATATTTATATATACAGAGTTAGTC